ATTTATTATTAGTTCCACCACCCCAATATGTATGTGATTGGTCTACAAAAGACTCCACTAATGGATTCATTTGTTCAATGAAATTAGTCCATAGAACAAATTCATAAGTTATGTCTGCATAGTTTGGCATTCCAGTAGTGATTACATCATAAACTGGTTGAACTCCTTGTTGAACTGAAAATCTATCATATTGATTATCTTTACTCCATTTATTTGTTCTAACCACATCAATATAATTTCTTCCAACATCGTGTGGAAATGATTGTCCTGATAAATCGTTTCTTGATACTTCTGTTCTTCTCAACATAATTAATGGTAAGATTAATGAATTGTTTTTATCCCTTAATACTCCTCTTTTTCTTACAGCTTTCCATCTTTCTTCGTTACCATAATAAACAGGTATTTTTAAAGTTTCGTTAGCTTCTTTAACTCTTGGTTTCATTACATTTTTTACATGATTTAAAACCGCAGTATCAACATCTTTTAAAGTAATGGCATAATTATCTGAAAAGTTATTACCAGGTACAATAGTGGTTTCTCTATTACCACGAATCGTAGTTCCTTTAGTGGATACTTCATTAGCTCTATTAACTAATTCTTTATTCACCACACCTTTGTTTGTAATCTTATTTACTGCCATTTCGTCTTCTCAATTTTTTAAGTTTATCAAGTTTATTGTTTACCTTACCTTTAACCTCTTCTGATTTAATACTACTCATATCAGCTTTACCAATTGAAATTTCTTTCTTAATATCTACTTCAATGGCTTTCACACCTGTTTGACTTGGTGAATCAAAGTTATCTAGCTTATTCATCAACTTACCCATCATCTGTTCCATTTGTAAATTACCATTTGGTTCAGGTGTGTAAGTATGTTTTCTTTCACCATATACATCTTCATCATCTTGAACATTACCACTTACCTCTTTTTTAACTTGAGGTTTTTCTTGATAATTAGGATTAGAAGTATCAAACTTCGTAATTTTTTTATGTGTTATTTGTTGAACAGCCATTATCTTGGTCTCTCTTCAATTTGTAATGATGATAATCTTGAACGATGTGCTGTCGCTACAATGTTGTGTTTAAAGTTTGGATGTCCTCCGAATAATTGTGGTTCTGTTGTTCCATTAATTTCCCAATAATAATCATTCCAATCAACAATATCACCCATTTCAGGATAGAAATTCAATGAACCACTTGATAAGTTTTCTCTTTGGAAAAACATTGTAATGTTACCATTTAAATCAGCACCAAACTCATCTTGAATAATTTCAGGTTCTGCATATTCAATTAAACAATTAACTCTAAATCCTATATCGTAGTATTTAGCTGTTGACTCACCATAAACATTGTCCTCTGTTCTTTCAACATTTACTTTATAGATATCAACTGATTGTCCGACAATCTCGTCAATCAATTCCTCATTCATTTGATTAATTAAATCAAATTCTTTTTGTGGTATGAAAAATGGTTTTGTTTGACTCATTATATTATCCTATGTATATTTTTAATGGTGCTTTATTCAATACTTGTTGTTGAGATTCTGCAACCTCTTGTTCTTTTCTAGCTCCCTCTGATAATGAAACTGATTCTAAAAATTCTTTTAATTCTTCTAATGCATTAGCTTTTTCTTCTCTACCCTCTGCTTTTAAAGCTTCACCATCAAGTGATACTTCACCATTTGGAAGTGGCATTGAAGCATATTTACTTCTGATAATACCAAGTAATTCTTTTGCTAAAGCTAATGTAAATTTTCGTATCCATTGTCTTCCTGGTGCATTTATTTCTTCATAAGTTATAAATTTATATGGTATATTAGATGGGTCTGAAACTCTTGAAGTAGTGTAGGTTCGTGTGGTTGATTGTCTGTCACCTTTCACATAGTAGTGAAAATGTATTTTTTCACCATTGTCACCTGTTTCAGGATTTGGAAATATCCTCATTTTGTTATTCACCAATTCAAATGAATATGCAGATTTTCTAATTAAATCATTAGTTTCTATTGCACCAGCTCGTGCAATATCATATGATATTGGTCTCATTATATATGATACTGCTGGTGATACACTTCCAAACCCAAAGGAATCTAATAATTCAATGTTATCATAAGTTCCAGCAAATGGGTCATAGAATTTAGATATAGCTGCGGGTCCGTGATTAAAAACTCTTTGTATTTCCAATCTATCACCAGTTTGTTCTAATGTAGCATCATTTTCTAAATCATAAACTTGTTTTGAACTTGTTAAGGTGATAGAACCTGTATATAAATTAACACCACCACCAACATTTACTGCCTCACCATATTGTTCTGATAATAAAAATGTTGAACCCATATGAGAAGCTTCTGGTTCGTGAGAACCTGTTGAACTCATAGAAGATCCACTTTGTCTGTTTGAAGAACCATAATGTTCCCACATCCAATTTTTTGTATTGTAGTGGTGTATTTGTTGTGAATATTCCGATACTGCCTCTTCAAAACAGGCATATATCGAACCACTATTAAATTCTAACTGCATAACTGGGTGTCCTAGTTTTCTTGCAACATATTTACATATTGTTAAACTATCTGATTGAAATTCACTATCAGTATCATAAATAGCATGCGGTGTTGAACCAGTTACTTGTAAACCACTTGTTGGGTCTTCATATAAAAATAAAAATTTTGACATTTAATATTCTCCAAAATGGGTATTATTCTTCATATATAAATATCAACCAAAACAAAAAAGGGTGAGATATTTCCCACCCTTTTGAGTTATTGTTTTTAAGGTTTAGTTTTTAGATATGTTGAAATACTATAATAACTTTAATAGTTGTAGCTGCTGTTGCTAAATCAGCACCTTTTGGTCTAAAGTTAACATGAATATCTCTTGCCGCTGCACTATAAAAAGTAGCTGCAGGGTCTACCGCTCCATTTGTTGCAGGCCCAGCACCAGTTCTTGCAAATGCATCTGCTGCAACTCCTATTCCATCTGAAACAACATACAATGGTACATTAGCTGTTGCTGTTACAGCAGCACCACCATCTGCCAACAAATCAGTTAAAGCTATTAATTCTCCACCAGAAGCAGCCGTTCCAACTTCAAATTGTAAATCATTACCACTACTACCCGCAGTTACGATATTACCTTGAGGAATAAAGATTATATCTTTTATAGTTGTACCAGCTGGTTGTGAAATTGCTGATACTGCATAATCCGTATCGTCTGTTACTGCGATTGTAGCTGATGTTGCAGTTTTTGCAGTCAGTTTTATACCCGAACCAAGTGTTTGTCCGAATTCAAGTGAACCGTTTACACTAATATCACCTGTGGCTGTTCCACCATCTACCAAAGAAATTGCACTATCTCTTTTAGTTACTTTATATTTACCTATTCTTTTTGCCATTTTATTTCTCCTAATGTTGAGTCACTACTCTCAGGATTGTTTAATTTTTTTATACTAACCTTGTTTAGTGACTACTTAGGCTAGTAAATTATATAATATAATTCATATATAAATATCATTGTAAAAGAAAAACCCCCTTAAAAAAGGGGGTTTTTCAACTAAGTTAGTAAAAAATTAAACTTATACTATGTTTAAGTCTTTACAATGGATTTTACCATAAAACTCAGGTCTAATCATTTTCTTAGCATATCGAGTCATTACACCTTTTCTTGGTGTGAAATCCTCTGGATCGTATACTAATGGAGTCATGA